GCAGGTCTATATATGATATATAAAAACTGGAGTAAGATTAAATCTTTCTTTGGTGGTGGAAAATCAGAACACTCAGTAGAACTTAATAAAAAGGTTAACTCTCAATATAGACTTAATGGCGGACAAGGATTAAACCCTAATATTCCAAAATATGGTACAGGAGGAATAATGACTTCTCCTCACTTAGCGATAGTAGGAGATGCACCAGAAACAATTGTTCCACATGATGGAAGTCAGCAATCTAAAAACCTTTGGTATCATGCAGGGGCTAAACTAGGAATGTTTGCAGGGGAAGGTATCCCGGCATTAGCTTCTAATGTTAAAGAAAAATTATCTAAAACAAATATTGAGAAAAAGATAGAAATTAAAATAGATTATAACCCTACTATCCAGGGAAATATAGATAATATAAGTGACATATTAAAAAAATCAAGTGAAGACTTAGCACAATTAGTAAAGAAAATTATAAATGACACAATAGCAGAAAATGTCAAATTAGAGAGGAGGGTAAGTTTTGATTAAAGAAGTGGATATATACGGGACTATCCAAGGAGATACATGGGACAGTATTAGTTTTAAAGTCTATGGAGAAGATAAGTTTTCTAAAGAGCTACTCCGAGCTAATCCTAAATATATGAATATAGTTATTTTTAGTGGTGGTGTAGAACTTATATGTCCCGATATATCTAATACAAAAAACTTAACCCTCCCACCTTGGAGGTAATATGAAATCCAGGAGAAGCTATATAAATATAAACTATGAAGGTAAGGATATTACAGGAGATCTATCCCCATATTTAAAAGGATTTTCATATACAGATAATCTAGACAAAGGTGATAATGTAACTCTTAGTCTTACAGGAGATAAATGGATAAAAGAATGGGCCATATTAAAAGGGGACAAAATAACAGTTGAGATAGGAGTTATTAACTGGAGAAATGAAGGAGATAATAGAATTTTAAAATGTGGAACATTTACAATAGATGATCTATCTTTTTCAGGAACACCAGATACCATGAATATCTCAGGAACTTCTATAGATATAACTAAAGATCTAAAAGGAGTGAAAAAAGATAATACTTGGGAAAATATATCTTTAAAAGAAATAGCTCAAGAGATATCTAAAACTTATTCTTTAGATCTATTCTATGACTGTACTGAAGAATTTATCTTTGATAAGGTAGATCAGATGAAAGAATCAGATTCAAGTTTATTAGCTAGGATATCAAAAGAACAAGGAATGGCCCTAAAGATAACTATGGATAAAATTATTATTTTTGATGAAAAAAAATATGAAGATAAGGAAACAGTGATCACTTTTGATAAAACTAATCTAATGAAATATGATCTTCAATGTGATGATTTAGAGGTCTATGATGCCTGTGAATTAACATTTTACGATCCTTTTTTAGGAGAACTTTTAAAGAGTAAATATGAAGCTCCTATAAGTGAATTCTATAAAATAAAAACAGGGAAGATCTTATACGAAAACATAGATACAAAAGTAATTGGAAATACTAAAGAAGAAAAAGAAAAATTTTTAAATGATCGAGCAAAAAAAATACTTAGAAGCAAGAACAAAAACGAAACAAAAATGAAAATATCTTATATGGGTGATCCAGAATATTTAGCAGGTATTACAACTAAAATTTTAGGATTTGGAAGGTATGATGGTGTGTATCTGATTACTTCAGTTACTCATGATGTTACTAAGAAATACACTTGCAGTTTAAATATGAGAAGGAGGTTAGGTTTTTAATGGGATTTAGGTTTATAAGGACTGGAAAGGTATCATCTATAAGTTATAAGACAACTACAGCAAGGGTAGAATTTGATGATGCTCCTGGGATCATATCTAAACCTTTACAAGTTTTAACGGATCATACGAATACAGAAAGAAATTATTCAATGCCAAGTGTTAAAGAAAATGTGGTCTGTGTGTTTTTACCCAATTCATCCAATTCAACAGGATTTATTTTAGGAAGTTATTCAAGTGAAAGGAATCTTCCAAAAGATACCGGTAAGATGAAATATATTATCTTTCCAGATGGGACAAAGATTAAATATAACTTTGAAACACATCTATTAGAAATAGATTGTGTAGGAGAAGTTAATATTTCAAGTGGTACCGTGATTAATATTAAAGGTCAAGAAGTAAATATTGAGGCTGATTCATTTAATGTAACAGCTAATGAAAGCAATTTTGATCATAAAATTAATTGTGCTGATGTTATCACAGATAAGGGATCTTACAATGATCATATTGATAACCTGCATTAAGGAGGAAGAGAAATGATTGGATTATTAGGAGATATACCATTTGAAGTTTCCTTTGATGGACAAAATAAGAAAATATTGAATTTCTCTGATTTAAAACTAAGTGGTGGAGCTAATTTTGGAAAACATGAGAGAAGAGGTAATAAACCTGCTCTAGAATTCATAGATCTAGATACCGATGTTGTTACTCTAAATATCATTCTTAGGAGTGATTTTGGAGTAGAACCACAAAAACTTTTAAAGAAACTAAATGAATATAAGAATGTTGGTGAAGTCTTAAGCTTTACATTGGGAAATGAGCCTGTGGGAAATGGGGAATATGTTATCACTTCCTATAATGCAGGATATCAATATATAACTAATGGCGGAAAAGTCAGAAAGATAGATGTTTCCCTCACATTAGAAGAATATACAAAAGAGTTAGAAAAAAATAGCGAGATAATAATTAAACCTAAAAAACAAGTTGAGAAAAAGATAGTTCACAAAGACTTTAATCAAGGATCGATATCTAGATAGAGGTGATAAATAGAATGATCTATACATTAGAACCACAAAATAGAGTTAACTTAAAAGCTACTGGTAGTGAAAGAATTCTTCAAAATGGAAGAAATATACTCTCTGTAGTAATAGGCGAGGTTATCTTAGCCAGGGGAATAGGAATAAATGGAGACATAGTAGATTCTCCACTAAATAAAAGTGCAGCCTTAATGGATATAAAAACTCAATTTAAAAAATACGAACCTAGATTAAAAATACATAAGATTACATATATAACAGATCATCAAAATGGGACTTTAAAACCAGTCATGGAGGTGAGCATAGTTGAATAATTTAAATATACATAATGAAAGTTCTGAAGAAATCCTTGCAAGGATGGTTAATAAATATGAAGATTTAAGCGGTACTTCTCTAGGGTTAGCAGATGAAAGGAGATGGCTCCTACAAACAGTAGCTTATGGTTTGTTTGTAAGAAATGAAACTACTAATGAAGGGTTAAAAATGAACCTCCTAAGGTATACCAAGGGAGACTATGCAACTGAGATGGGAGCCTTTACTGACACAGAAAGATTAGGAGCTAAGAAAGCTAGTGTACTTCTAAAATTTGAGATTGAAGAGGCAAAAGAACACCTTCTAGGAATTAACCCAGTAAGGGTTACACCGGGGAATAATAGATATTTTTTAACACCATATTTTGAGTTCCAACCAGGAGAAACCATTAAAGAAATTATTGCTGTTTGTACTGAAGAAGGGATAATTGGCAATGGATATCTTCCAGGAGAAATTAACAAGATAGTTGATCCTTTTCCATTTTTTAAGTCAGTAATAAATATGGAAATATCTCAAGGAGGAGCTGAGATAGAATCCGATGAGAGTTTAAAAGAAAGGATCCGAACAGCTCCAAGCAAATTTTCAACTGCAGGTCCAGGAGATGGATATATCTATTGGGCGAAAACTGCTAATCAAGAGATCATAGATGTAAATGTAAAAATGACTACACCAGGAACAGTTAGGATAACTCCTCTAATGAAGGGTGGAGTTCTACCTACTGATAGTGTTCTTCAAGATGTAAAATCTATTTGTAGTGCAGATAAGAGAAGACCTTTGACAGATAATTTAGTAGTTAATAAACCTACACAAATAAACTATGATATAGATTTTACTTATTATATTTCAAGTAAAGATGTAGGGCTTGTAAATGAGATCCAGGACAAAGTTAATAAAGCGGTAACCGAATATATCACATGGCAAAAAGCAGTCTTAAAAAGGGATATAAACCCTACAGAACTTAATTATTTGATAAGGAGTGCCGGAACAAAAAGAGTTGAAATAATAAAACCTATATTTGCTACTATAAATGATTTTGAAGTTGCAAAAGAAGTAAATATAAATCCCAGATATGGAGGGATTGAAGATGATTAAAATAGATGATATTTCTCTTTTAAGACTTCTCCCTAATTTCCTTCAGGAAGATAAAGAAATACAATTCTTAACCCAAGTTATCCAGGAAGAATTAGATTTAATTAATACAAGAGAAACTAATCTTTTTCTCTATGGAGATTTCAATGGGTTAGATGAACCTATTTTAGATGAATTAGCTTATCAATGGAGAATTGAAGGGTATCAACAAACTTTTTCTAAGGGTATTAAGGCTAGTTTAGTAGAAGCTGCATATATTGTTAGGAAAACTAAAGGAACAAAACACGCAATAGAGAGTGTAGTAGAAAATATCTACAATGGTGCAAAAATAAAAGAATGGTTTGAATACGGTGGAGATCCACATCATTTTACGATAGATGTGGGGGAATTTATAGTCAATAAAGCTGAGATAGACAAGTTAATAACTGTAATAGGAACATCTAAAAGGGAAAGTTCTAAATTAGATGCAATTAAATTTAAATTTAATTCAAATACAGATATTAAAGTAAATAATGGATTAAGTTTTGCTAGTAAACAAACAATTAATTTATTAGATATGCCAGGGAATTTTCTCCTGGTAAATGATGAATATGGTTTGGTGAGACCCGCGATTACATATAGCGAGAAAAATAAATTTATAAAGATAGTTCCAGAGGCGATATACCGAATTATTGACCCCCTCGGAGCTGTTTCTTTGGAAAAAACAAATTCTGCAGGAATACCGGAAAATGGGATCTTAAAGAAAATAAGAGGGAGATTGGATTTTATAGACACTGTTTCCCTCCCAATAACAATAGAAATAATAAAATAAGGAGGGGCTAATGTCAACTTTTAACCCACAAACAGTAACAAAAGCCGGTGAAGAACTCATAGCAAGAGCACTAGCTTCAAAAGGAACTATCCAATGGACGAGAGTCGCCCTTGGAGATGGTACACCAGGAGGAGAGGCTACAGAGTTAGAAGAATTAGTTTCTCCTAAACTGGACGCTATTCTAATAAACAATGAACACCTCGGGAGAACTGCAGAATTAATAGTAAAGTTTTCAAATGAAAGCATAGAGGAAGAGTTTGATATCAAAGAATTAGGTATTTTTGGGAGGATAGAAGGGGATACTGAAAGTGTTTTATACTCATATACTACTGCTACTGATTGCAGCACTCTCCCTATCAATTCCGCCCCATTTGAGATGGAATGGGCAATCTACACTCAAGTAACAAATGGAGATAAAATAGATATTTTAATAAATCCAACATTGCAAATGTTAAATAAAGAAACAGCTGATGAATTATATGAATCTAAAATCCTTAAAAATAGTGCTTTTAATTTAATCAAAGCTACTGATAAAACATCTTTTTCAGAAACTGAACTGGCATCTATGGCTTTATTACAAGAAATAATAACATTTCTAAAAGAATATTCCGATGCTAATACAGCAGGGTTAATTGATTCTGCACCAATTACACTAGATACACTTAATGAATTAGCTAGAGCATTAGATGATGATCCTAATTTTGCAACAACAATAACTAATTTAATATCAGGGAAATTAAGTAAAGGAGAAGTCTCAGTTGACTATGATAATGGAGGAAAAATAGAAAATAAAATAAAGAATTTATTTTCTGATGTTGAGCTTTGGAGTGGAGATGTGAATGTCGGTCCTATTACTTTTACAGAAGCTTATACTAATTTCAATTTATTAGAGATAAATACAAGTGATGGAGAGAGTAAGTTAATTAGAACTAAAGCATTGACATCTAGAGGGTATATTGGTATTTGGGGAGGGACAATGGAACTTTTTGACCCTGCAGGGAATTCAAGGTATTGTTTAGACGGATATCTAAGAGTCACAGTTACTGATACAACAACTCTTGCTGTATCTTGTACTAGAACAGCTGAAAATAATAATCCTACTTTAACATCTATAATAGGAATTGGGAGGAAATAAATGAAATATATACTTACAAATAAACCACAGAAAATAAATGAAACAAAAGGAGAAATTCAAAATGTTTCAGTAAGACATGTAATTGTATTAGCGGCAGGGACTAGTATTCCATCAGTTGATACAAGTACAATCACTGTTAGACCTGGAGAATCATATCCATTTAAAACTGTTCTAGGGGAAGTTTTATATGCTTGGATTATAAATGCCAATGATGATGAAACTCTAGAGGTTTCAGTTATAAATTTTCCCTCGGAAGGAGAAGGAGGTGATACAGATATTTCAGCTATTGAAACAGAAATAATAAATCAAGGCAAACAAATACAGAATTTGTCTAAGAAATTACCCGAAGGAACTATATTAGCAGTAGACTATAGAAAAGGTGTAACCGCACAAGACTATGAAGGAAACTTAATAGAACCTAATTGGATAGAAACTACTATAGGACACGACAATGGTGTTTTTTATAATTCGGATGGTAATTTTCAAGGTCAGAGAGATAGAACGAAGGGGTTATGGGCAGGTATTGGAACAACAAACGAATTAAAAAATGATTTTGTTGGTTTTAGAGGATTGACGCTTGATTTACTCGAAAAGAAACAAGATGGAACAGATGTTTATAGACTTTATGGAGTATCCGAGTTTACTGGAGCGGGATTCGTTTCTGTGGATAATTTATCAGTTGTCCTAGGGGATAAAGTTAGTATGTCTATGAAATTGGAAGCCACTGAAATTTTCACTGTTCGTATGGTAGGAGGTGGTGTAACTAAAACATTATCTAAAAACACTGACGGATATTATGAAGGCACTATCAAAGCTACAGAGAATGGGACTGTATCTTTGTATTTCTATCTTTTTGATATTAGTGGCGGTGCTGATGTTGATATAATTGTAGAAATAAAAAATCCAACACTTGAAAAATCACCAATCGCAACACCTTTCTGCGAGAATAACAGAGGTGGGTGCAATGTTTCTTACCCGTTTATTAAAAATTTAGCAACAGAGGATTACACGATCATTTCTAAGTTTAACGGTGAACTTGTTGATTGTTTTGATTCTGGAGCTTTTTATATAGCACAAGGCGATAATGGTCAATTTATAAGTTTCTTTTTTAATAATGTTCATGAGATAGAAAACCCCAAACTTATAACAACAGTTAGTAATGGTATTACTAAAATGTTCGTTGAAGGGATATTAGTAAGAACTGATGTAGTTAGAATAACGGGGCAATCCTTGAAAGATAGTATTAGTTTTACGGCAAAGCCATCTACGGAGAACCGTTATCCTAACTCATTTTTAGAAAGTTGTATTTTTCTAGATAGAATTTTAACAGATGAAGAAATAAGTCTATATACTAACTCTGACATAGAAATACCAGATGTAGGGGAATATTACCCGATAGCTTTTTCTAAGAAAAGAGCAGATCAATATGGGACTACAAAGAGAGGGTGGAAAGTAGTTTCTACAGATGAAGATATATTTGAAATTAAAGGTAAAAGATATAAAGTTATTGGTGCAACTGGGATAGAGGAAACCGTTGTTATAGATAATGATGGAGTTAAGACAGGTACTGCTTTAGATCAAGTGAATGGATATTTGAGAGTTAATACAAGTGTAGTTTTACCTTGTGATGTGGAGGTGTTGTAAATGAATATAAAATCAAGGTTTAAGCCTTCTAAATGGATAATACAAGGTGATATAGTTAATCTCAATAAGGTCATTAAAGAGATGACAGAAGAAGATGAAGAAGGGAATAAAAGTGTATTAGGTTATGAAGTAGAACATTACAAAATACCCAAAGAAGATAGATTGTTTGAAACTGTAAGAAATGATGTAAATGGTGATCCCATTACTCCAGTATTAGGAGAAAACAACGAAGAAATATATCCTATATATTTAGATGTATTTTTCGAGGTTGAGTTTGCAAAGGCACAAGAACAAATCTAAATTTGTTCTAGGGATAAAATAAAAAATAAAATAGGAGGGTTATGATTTCTTTAGTTCAGTTAATACTAGAAGATCCAACTAGGGGGCTCCTTGCCCTCATCCTTATATTCTGTTTACATCTTTGGAGGGAACAGGGGAAAATGAAAACAGAAGTTAAAAATGTAGAAAAGATGCTTGATAAAAAAAAGCTCGATAGAGAAGATTTTGATATGTATAATAACGGCCATTCAAAGGAGCATGAAGGGATTTTAGCACATCTTAAAACAGCTATAGAACTTCTCAAAGGAGGCAACAGATGAAAATATCTAAACAAGGAATAGATCTTTTAAAGCATTTCGAGAGTTACGAAATGAAAGCATATACTTGTCCTGCTGGAGTATGGACTATTGGGTGGGGCTTTACTCAGATCAATGGTGTAAGAGTCAAAAAGGATGATATTCTACCCTTAAAAGATGCAGATAAAGAACTAATAAAGCAATTAAGAATTTATGAAAACGTAGTAAAGAAAGCAATCATGATAAAAAAGATAAATCAGAATCAATACGATGCCTTAGTCTCTCTTTGTTACAACATTGGAGGTTCTAGTTTTAGGAAATCTTCCATAGTTAAATTAGTAAATAGTAGAAATTTCATAGGAGCTTGTAGGATTTTTAATCTGTGGTCTAATGCAGCTGGGAAAAGGTCTAAAGGATTACTTAGGAGAAGGATCTCAGAGAGGAACTTATTTTGTGGATGGTCAGATCCAATTACAAAGGACATTCTTAAAAATTATCGTGAAACATTTAAAGAGTTATAGGAGCGTGATAAAATGAAGCAAATATTAGATTTTTTTAGTCAATATGGGGGATTAATTGCTCCACTAATTGTGTTTTTAGTTGGATGGGTATTGCCCACTCCGAAATTTTTTAAGTTAGGGGAGAAGGTAGCAGAAACAATCCCGCCTACACTTGCAAAATTAATAGCTGAAAGGTTAAAAGCTTTTGAGAGAGGACTATTAGAACAAGATTTTAATGGGGATAAAACAATAGTTAGTAACTCTCAAGTAGAAGAAAAAGTTAAAAATTTAAAAATTGATTTGGGTTTGGAGGAATTAGTGTCCAAGGCAAAGGATTAGAATTTAAAATAGATCCTATCCATCATAAAACTAAGCTGTTTCAGTTTAAGATTTTTAGGAGGGCTAATTCTATAAAAGAGTTGTTTTGGGGATATAAAGAATAAATATTTAAGAAGGGATATTTATTCTTTATATCCCTTTTTTTATTTTAATAATTTAAAATTACCAAATAAATCTTTTGTTATAATTTGTCTTGAAATTAAAAAATTAACCATTTTTTCAACCGTTTTTTCATCAAATTTATCACTTTTTCTTTCGTTCCAATCAAACAAATTTAAAATTAATGACTTTAAATTTAGAGTTGGAGACTCTTTTATTAAAAAAATTAGACTAGAAGACAATTCTAAACAATCCTCAATTTCTTCAATTTTATTAAGTTCAAAATGATTGATTGATTCTTTGAAAAAATTAATAGCTTGATTTATATTTTTTTGATCTTCTTCTAATTGTTGGCTAGTATATTTTTTTTCAAGTTCTTTTTCTATTTCAAATAATTTCTTTTTCCTTATATTTCTATACTTTTTCAATTCATTATATAATATGTTTAAAGTTTTAGAAAATGGTCCTTTTTTTTCCTTTTTAAATTTATAAAAATTTTTCCCCCCATAGGTATCCGTTAAAAAAAATATTTTTTGAAAAACTAAATCACTTACATATTTTTTTAAATTTTCTTCATTTATTTTTAGAATAACTTTAGAAACTAATAAATGTGATTTACTTAAATGAAATATATTTTCATTTGGTTCAAAAATAGTAATATTACAATTTTTAAGACTATCTCGTTCAGAAAATTCAATTATTTCTTTTTCTACAATATTCCAATCTAGTCCGCCGTTCCCCGCACCTAATGGTGGAATAGCTATAGAAATAATATCATTTTCTATAATAAATTTTTCAAGCTTTTTTAAACCAATCGTTATATATGAAAGTTTAGATGGTTTTCTCCATGATTCTTTTGTTGGAAAATTAATAATATATTTATTATCATTTTCAACAGTGTAAACAAGATCGCTCCCTATATAAAATTCACTATTTTTACATTTAGTTTTATAAATTTCATAGTTATTGGGGTATTTTTTTTTAAATTGAAAAGCTAGCCCTTTTCCCATAACTCCTTCTGTATTAACAGGATTAACCAATACTTGAGAATCATCATCAAAAATATTCCCTGTTTTTTTCATCAACATAATTTACTCCTTTTTTTACCTATAAAATAGTGGATTAACGAGAACCTCTATATGACGAATGTCATTTGAATCTAATTTATCAACAACTCTTTCTCCTGCTTCATCATCATAAACATATATAGTGGAGATATCATCTATTTCAACATGATCTCTAATTAAAATTTCTGAAGCAAAAAATTTCTGAACCCTATTGTTGCTATAATCAGGTCCATATTGATTTTGAGGTAAATCTTTATATTCAATTTTAAAGTCTTTATTAAATGCTGGATAAGACTTATAGTGATTTTTACAATATCTAGAGGTTGGATGGTATAAACAATAAATACTTTTATCAGTTGTTCTATATATTTTTTTTATTAAAAAAATCATGTTTTCTTTCCCGTATTTTTTTATAACAACGTGATTATAATCAATACCGTGATTTCTTTGCAACATATCTATATGAAATGGAACATAACTATTTAATCCATCCCTTTTCTCTATAATTTTTTCATCTGCAGTATCCACATATTCAGTTTCTTTTAAAGAATTTCTACTTTTCAATCCAGTTTCAATAATTCCAGTTAAATTATCAATATGTGTTATATGATGTATCCCCATTAATGTCCTCCTAATATAATTTTTATTATTATTAAAAATATACCATATTTCTAAACAATTACCAAAAGAAGAATTAGAAAAAGTAGGGCTAGAAATAAAAAAATCAAAGAAAATTATAAAGAATTAACACCTGTGTGGTAATCCTAAAACAAATTAAAAACAGGATGAAATTCATCCTGCCTTCTTTATCTAGTTAAAGTTTTAAATCTTTCAACCATTACATGCATTATTTCAATCATATAACCTTTTACATTTTCTTCTCCTGTTATTTGAAGAATCATTCTTTCTTGTCCAACTTTATCTAATTCACTATCAGTTAAAATATTTTTCTCATAATATGAGGTTATAGATTCCGTTTCTTTTAAAGCATCTTCAAATGTTATTTCACCATTAGAGACTAACTTCCATAATTTGTCTATCTTCTTTTTATGTTGTCGCCCTGCTTCAATTTTTGTGTGTAAAGTTACACAAGGTAATTTTTGCCCTGCTTCGACTAAACCAGTAGCATAAAGGTGAACACATATTTTTAAAAGATTAAATAAAAATTCATCATCATGCATAACTTTATTATATTTATCTCTTACAGCTTTTGTTTTAGCATTTCTTGCATCCTTTAAAAGCATCTCAGCAACAGTTACAGATCTCTCTATCAAATTCCAACCTACTTCTCTAAAAACTTCTTCTAGCTCTTCTTGATTATTTGCCGACATTGTTTGTAATTTTAGATCTTCATCTATATTATTACCCATGAAATTCTTTTTCCCTAAAGTTCCACGTCCTTTACCCCAAAGTCTATTGGAGTATGGAGTAGGATGTTCTTCATCAATGATATAATCTTTTAATCTATATCTTAAATTTTTTGCTATATATGTTTGTATTGCAATTGCTTTATGTTCAGCAGACAAAACACTTATAGGTGCTACATATTCTTTTAAATAATCAAATTCTGACATTATTTCCCCCTTTTCATAATCTTCCTCTGTGTCTAGAGATAGTTCTGATAATTGTTTTATCATCATTATCTTACTTTCTAGTCTTTTTATTGTTGTTTTAAATGGCCGGTTTAATTTCTTCAAAACTTCTCTGTCATGAATATCCTCTGAGATAGAGAATTCAATTTCATTTAATTTCTGATCTAAAAAGTTGTTGATATCAATTAATTTTGTTTGAATAGAAGCTACTTTAGATAAAACTATATTACTTTCTCTCAAAAAAGAATATGTATCATTTACTAACTTTTCTTTTATTTTGAGTTCTTTTTCTCTTTTTTTAAAGTTTGTTTTAATTGCTTTTTTAGCTATAAAATCATTAATTACTTTTAAATACTCATCATTTAAATTAAAATTATCTAATACATTTTTCATAATTTTTATTGAAGGTATTTTTCTGTTATTTTCTATATTAGATATATGATTTGGATTAACTTTCAATATCTCTCCCATACTCTTTTGTGTTAATCTTTCATTTGTTCTGATTAATTTAAATATTTTATTAATATCCATTTCCACCTCCTATTACTTTTATAGTATAACACAAACCTTTCTTAAATATCCATAAAAAGAAAGGTTTTCTAAAAAAAGAAAGGTTTTAAATGAAAAATAGAAAAACTCTTAAAATATTTTACTTTCTATTATCTTATGAAAGTATATTTCATAAGAATTCAAATAAATTATACTCAATTAAGTATAGAGAAAATTATATTATTTAATATTTTTATTATTAACGAATTTAAGGGTTATTTAAAATAGTTATTATGATTTCTATGCATAAACACGACTCTATTAAAGTAAGGAAAGTAAATTGTATTTTCTTAATATTTTTAAGAGGTGAATAGGAATGGAAAAAAGAAAAGAAGGAAAGGAGTTAAAAGAAGGAGAGCTAATGGTAAAATTGGTTAATGTAGTAATAAAATTTATTTTCGATGAAATAGTTGGTGAAATTAAAAATTTTATTTTTAAAAAAATATGGATTTTCTTGTGCTCACATCCTTTATTATTTGTATGCTTGCCTATTATTTTTTTGGTTGTATTTATTATTTTTTGGTATTTAGTTACAGTAAAAAATAATCTTTGCTTCCCAAATTTGAGAAGCAAAGTAGTCCTTGGTTTTATTAGTTTTTTTGGGTTTAATAAATTTGTTAAATCAAAATTATATATATAAATTTAAAAATAAATTTGACAAATCGTACGATTAATTGTAATATAATCGTACGAGGTGAGGGGATGGAAAAAATAAAGAAAAAAGTTAATTTCAACAAAAGTGGAACAGGTCATATTTCTGTAAGATCTATTTTACCAATAAAATGGATAGAAGACATGAAAATTTCAAAAGAAGAGAGTGAAGTTGAAATGACGTACGACAAAGAAAAGAAAGAGATAACCATAAAAAAATCAAATTAAAAAAGGAGGCGAACAATTTTTCAATCATCCATCCTCCAATAAGTAGGATAAACTACCCGCAAGTAATTATACTACTTATAACCTCTAAATTCAATAGGAGGTACAGATATGAGTATGAAAAATTTAAAAAACGGATTAATTGAAGTATTCATCAAAGAGTTGGATATCAGATTCTTTGTAACATCACAGGAGGAGGCTATCAAGATAGCTTTTAAGTTAGGTGATGCAAAATGCTAGTAAAGATCCAAACAAATAAGCAAGGAGAACAACTGGTATCAGCAAGAGAATTATATATGAAATTAGAAGTAAAAAGAGATTTTACTACTTGGATTAAAGCTAGAATAGAAAAATATGGATTTAAAGAAAACATTGATTTTACTACTGTTTGGAACAACCCCAAAACGGGGGTTGTTAAAAAATTCAACGGAAGCATACGTTCAATGGCTAAATTAGGATATAG